AAAGATAAATAAACGCCGCCACTAGGGCGGCAATGGCAGCAATCACAATGGCAATAGGATTCGCCATCATCGTGGCACTCAATGCTGCAAAAGCACCTTTCACCGTACTGATCGCACCAGCCAGCTTCGGAACCAATGTCATAATAGTTCCAACTGCCGAAATCGTCTTTCCAATAACGATCAGCACCGGTCCCAGGGCAGCCACCAGCAGGGCAATGATCATAATCACCCGCTTTACCCCGTCCGGCATGGCATTCAGCACATTCACCATCCCCTGCAGTCCGGAAACAATACTCCGCACCGCAGGCATCAGCAGATCCCCAAAAGAAATCGCCAGTTCCTGCAGCTGGGATTTCAAAATAGTCAGCTGTCCTTCCAGATTATCCTGCATGGTATCTGCCATGTTCTTAGCAGCATCTTTGCAGTTATTCACTGCCCCGGAAACCTTTGCAATATCCTCCGGAGCCGCATTCATCAGTGCCAGAAAACCAGACATGGCATTCTTGCCAACCAATGCCTCTGCATTATTCGCCTTCTCAGCCTCAGTCATGCCCCCAAAAGCCACCCTGCAGTCAGACAGGATTGCTGACAGGCTCCGCATGGAACCATCCGCATTGGTAGTGGCAATGGTCACATCCCCAATCGCCGCACCCGACAGCTTCACATCCCCGGTCAGGTTCATCATGATGGAACGCATGGAAGTACCCGCCTGGGAAGCCTTGATACCAGCATTTCCCATCAACCCGATTGCTTCCGCCGTATCCTCAACCGAGAATCCCAGCGCCCCCGCAACCGGCGCACAATACTTAAATGTCTCGCCCATCATGGACACATTCGTATTGGCATTGCTGGAAGTCGCAGCCAGCACATCCGCAAAATGCCCGGAATCCTCGGCAGACAGTCCGAACGCCGTGAGCGAATCCGTAACGATGTCGGAAGTCAGTGCCAGATCTTCCCCCGATGCCGCAGCCAGATACATGACACCCTCAATACCTGACAGCATATCCTCCGTCTTCCAGCCGGCCATAGCCATATAGTTCATAGCATCCGCCGCCTCAGTCGCAGAGAACTTTGTCTTTGCTCCCATCTCCCTAGCCTTATCCCGGAGATTATCAAAATCAGAACCAGTGGCCCCGGACACTGCCGCCACCTTACTCATGGCAGAGTCAAAATCAGCGGCAGTTTTCACCGCCGCCGTTCCAAGCCCAGTCACCACTCCCGTTACCGGAAGCAGCTTCTGACCAACAGAAGAAATCTTATCTCCAACCGTCTGCAACTTCTCCCCGGTTGCCCCAATCTTCTGTAAAGCAACCGAAGACTGTTCCGCCTGCTGTTCCAGACTCCGCAGCCTCTGTTCCGTTTCAATGATCTCCCTCTGCAGGGCATCATACTGATCCTGGGAGATATCCCCGTTCGCCAGAGCCGCATTCGCCTGCTCCGCGGCAGTTTTCAGCGTTTCCAGCTTCTGCTTCGTCTCCGCAACTGCATCCCTCAGAAGCCTCTGCTTCTGCACCAACAGCTGCGTATTCCCCGGATCCAGTTTCAGAAGCTTCTCCACATCCCTCAGCTGGCTCTGCGTATTCCGGATCTCTGTATTGACCCCCTTCAAGGCGGTCTGCAATTTCGTGGTATCGCCGCCAATCTCGACAGTGATCCCCTTGATTCTGTTCCCTGCCATGCGGCTCTCCCCCTAAATCTCATAAAAAAAGGCACAAAAATACCCGGATCCCTCCGGGCACAAAAAAAGCACCTGCCATCCCTGACAAATGCTTTCAACATATCCATTTTCTACGATAATCTTTTATAAACTCTGTGCAATGGTTTTCCAAATAGTAAACACCATTTTGTCTTTTGGATCAATTATTTTCTTCCTTGTTCCCTTTACACGCATTTCTCCAGCTGGAACATTTACTTGTAACCTATTAATAATTGATCCCAATTCTGCCTGATCTAATTTTCTTAAGCCATCACGAACTTGTTCACTGCTTAGAATGTTGCTACCCGAATTAAACATAAAAAGTCCCCATTTTTCTTTAAAATCATCAAGCACTTTTTTGCTTAACGTACCTGAACCAATTATCTCAACTATATCTTCTGGTATTATATAGCAATCTCCTGTATTACTGTCTACTCCTACTGCAAAATCACAATCTTCTCTTGTTAAATGACGTTTCCTTGATGTATTTCTTTTTATTTGTTTCCCTGACCGTGTTCCTCTTGTCACATCAAATGTATTGCCAGAACTCCCCTTTACTTCCACTCTATATAAAACATTTTCATAATCTAATACAGCATCATAAGGCATATCTCTCCAAACCTTGAAGAAACAATAGAATCCAGCTTTACTTGCTCTTCCCTGAAATATATTTTCATCAGCTGCACCATTTAAGCTTCGATATGTGCCACGTTTTTTCTGATCAACACCGACTATGTCTTTTGCCCATTCCATAATTTTCCTCCAAAAGTAAATATAAGGAATTATAGCACAATTATTTTAATGTTGCTAGGTGCCTTGTACCATCAAAACCTATCAAAATCCTCCTGTGTGGCAACCTGTCTCCATCCCTTGTACTCATCGTTCCTGCTCTCCACAAACATATCATTCACCATGCCAATGGTCAGCAGATCCAGATCCCTGATAGAAATCCCCAGCTGCACACACCGGAGAAGAAACAGAGGCGTTGTCATTTCACGGTCTATTGCATGAAGTTTTTTTTAGCCTCCACATCCGTCTTAATATTCATGCCCCACAGCTCGATCAGCTTCGGCAGAACCTGATAAATACTGAATGTATTAAATTCATCCAGCCAGTCCTCCGGATTATCCGGAATAGACGGATCTGCGTGTTTCGCCATCACATACGCAATATTTTCAAACATCTCAAGGGAAAACAGATCCAAGGAAGATTCCTCTGGATCACCATCCCCGATACTCTTTTCCAGAGACCGCAGATCCTTGTAAATGTCCCTCTGAAACTTAATCCTGTAAATACGCGGAATGGCGGCAGATGCCTTAAAAACAACTGCCTTTCCGTCAATATCAATCTTTTTCATCATACTCATATCAGAATCCTCCTCAGTTCAACCCCTTCTCTGTTTTCCCTGTATCTGCCACAACTTTCTCACCGGCATTCTTCTGCAAAGACGCAGCCTCCACCGCAACAGGCAGATACACAGCCTTGTACCAGTTTGCATAAACCGTAGCATCCGTGGTATTTCCCGTCTTTGCCTTAACCTTTCCATCTGCCAGCGGCGTGGACTTAATCGTCAGTGTTTCCGTCTGCACTTCCTTCTTATCCTCATTAGTCTTACCCTCAATCTTCGGACGTGAAGCCGAACAATTATACATCACATGACGGATATGCCGTACATCCCCGTCAAACTCAAAAAGCAGGGCAAACTGTGCCAGTTCCGCATCAGCATCCTCAATCAGAACACCCTTTGCATCCAGCTTCTCTTTCAGCACTTCTGTCCGGAAACTCTCCGGAATCAGTGCAAGTTCCAGATCCCCATCATAGCCCATGTTATTATTGATCACATAATAGGCAATACCATCCGCATAAAAATTCTCCGGCTCGCCATTTGCATCCAACGACAGTGAAACAGAACCCGGCAAAGCGGTCGGACTCCCATAAGTCACCGTCCCATCCTCCCCGATTGTCAGCAGAGCATAATGGGCATTTTTCAGATTATACTTAACCTTGTTATTCTTCTCAGACATCTTATCCCTCCATCAAAAATCATTAAACTTCCATGCTGTACAGCACTTCATACAGCTTCTCACTCTGGATCCAGACCTCCGACTTATTATAAAAAATCCCGGCAGCATCCAGCACCGCT